CCCCCTTTTTACACAATATGATGACACCAAATAATAATAATAACGATGCTAAAACAATTGAACGAAAAGAAAACTTTGAGAAGGAAACTCCTAAAAATCCAAGCGCAGTTGCCAAAAATGTAAAAATTTTTGTGGCAACAAAAACTAAAATCCCCGCAACCACTCAATCCCGTGTACTTGGTCTTTTGATCAAAAGCCGGTTTGAAAGTGATGTTGATGCTATAACTCTTTACTATTTAAGAAAGGAGTTTGAACTTGTTCCTATTAAAGTCGTTCGTAGAATGATTAGGGAACACATGAATAAATACAATAGACAAACAACGGTTACAATACTACGTAAGAGGGTATTAATTGATGAAATTAATGCACTCAACGTTTCAACTTCAGAAGAAATCCTTGGAGCTCTCTCGCTATCAATTTATAGAGAGAGCCACATTGTGGAATCTACTAAGTGTATTGGAATAATACCCCAATCAGGTATTGATAATATAGTACCTCAAATGAATTTATTAGCTGGTTTAGGCCAGCAATTCACTGTAGGTGTAGAGGAATCTATTGATGATTTTACAGAAACTATAAAGAATTTTAAACTTGATCTCAATCCCGAGATTAAAAACTCGATAGATAATCTTACAAATACAATTCAACATAAACAATTGTTCTTCTCGAACAATGTTGAAGCATTTATATCTAAATTTGTACCTAAGGGACAAGAAACAGATAAATTAAGAGATTATATAGAATCTAGTGATTTCAATCCAGAATTTAAAGACAAAGCGAGAGCTATGTTAACTGAAAATAAAGGAATGGATATGGGAATTGCTGGCTTAACTATACTTGGTTTTGCCTCTATTCATTATGCCGTTTACAAAGACACCGTAAGCAAAACTTTGATGTTATTTAGTGGAGCAGTATGTCTTACATATGTTCCCTCTTTGGCATTAGAATTAATGAAAATAATGAATTTTGAAATTTCAGATATCATAAAACCCCAGATGGGGGAAGATGAAATTGAAATGATTGTTAATTCCATTTTAGGTTTATTCGCTGCTTATGTGGCAGCTACTACAAGTAAGAAAATTACAGCAGCTACATTATTTGCTGGCTTATCTAATTATCAAAGAGTCAAAACATCGGCTACATCTATATTTACCTTCATTATTGAAGTTATTGAAAAGGTAATTAATTATTTCAGAGATGAATCTTTAATGCCAGTAAGGTTATTAGTTAGTAATCTTCCAGTTTTGAAGAGATTCTGCAAGCAGTCCGATGGATTGTTAAATAGAAATGCTATTGGAAAACTATATAGGAATACTGATAGTGCCGCTGAATTGCAATCTATGCTTATAGAAGGACAAAAATTATATAGCAGTCTTAAAAGAGACAGAGCTAATGAAAATGCAGTCAGACTATTAGAAGCTCACCTTAAGAAACTAGACACTCTTAATGAAATGTTTAAAGCTAGTAAAATTGAAACATGTGGTACTAAACAAGAACCAGTTGGTGTTCTCTTACAGGGAGCGCCTGGTGTTGGTAAATCCATTACTATGGAACACATTACTCATGCAGTTATAGCTAGAACAGCTTCAAGTGAAATTTTTGAAGCCTATAAGAAAAATCCACACAATTTTGTTTTCAATAGACAATTTGAAAATAAATTTTGGGATGGTTATAAAAATGAATCTATAGTTTGTACCATAGATGATTTTGGACAAGCCAAAGATGTTGCAGGTAGCCCTGACAATGAATTTATGAATATACTTAGAGCCATTAATGGGTTTGAAACTATGTTACATATGGCTAATATGCAAGAAAAAGGTAGAGTTAATTTTAACTCTAAATTTGTTGTATGTAGTACTAATATGGTTAAACTTCATGCAGAAAGTATTATCAGTGATGATGCTTTGAATAGGAGATTTCCTGTCAGAGTACTTGTTGTACCTCGCAAAGAATTTTGTGTTGACCCCCATGTAGGTCATTATAGCAAGAAGATTGATGTAGATAAATTACCTTTAGCTACTATCGATAGTTTTAATCATAATTCCCTAGTAGAATCAGGAAATTATGAAGATAGATTTAGACATTCTCGTCACTCCGGAAGTGTTATTACTAGTCTTAGTCCTGACATTCAAGAGTTTATTAGAACAGATAGAAATGGTATACCTTATGGAGAACCAATGGATTTCCACGAACTTGTTGACACTATCGTTGAACATTTCTTTGAAAATGAAGCTAGGCATATATTAGCAAAGCAGCAGTTTGAAGAAACAGCTATGTCTTATAGATATGGTTTTGAACACCAAGGTACCGATTTTGGACCTTGTGATGACGAGTATAGTGATGATGAAGAAGAAGAAATCCAAATGGGAACAGTTTCACCTCAATCTAATATAGATCGTGATACTAGTAGCAATTTTGCTGCATTTTTATCATTATATTTTGATGAAGATACTATTAATCATGCATATAAGATTTATTATATTGTTAAGAAAGAAAATCATGAAAAAGAAGTATTAAGACTGTGGAGAAGAATCCCTGATCTCATTCGTAACATTCCTGCAAGAGATTTGCTCATATTTACTTTATGTTCACATTTCAAAATTGTTGGAATTTCTGATCCAATGGGAGCTGATTTAATACCTAGTTCCTTATCAGGTATGCCTTATCTTACGTTCTTCGGAGCGGCAGCAAAGATATATCACAGCGCTAAAGGCGTTTTGGCAGACTTAAAACAGGTTGTACTCCCATCTTTCGTTAATACATTAATGAAAATTGTGGAATATAAAAATTGGATTATTATTGCAATAGGATTATTCTTTACAAAGAAAATAGTAAATAAAGTTTCGACTTACTTTGCTGGATCAAAACAAGAAGTTCTTTGGGACCCAAAAGAAGAGATTAAATCTCAAAGTATGGGCTTAAGCGATAAAATGGCCCAAGCGAAGGTTAGTCATTTCACTAAATTAGCTAGAAATGTTCCTCAAGGAGGAACAATGGATAAATCAGGCTGGTCGTTAATGCAGAG